AGCCGAAGTATGCGCGCTCGATATTGACTCTGGGCTTTCTAACGAGCAAGGGATTAGTCATGCTCTGGCAGATCAGCTTCGACTCACAGCAAAAAAAGATAAGCGTATTTCTTACATAATCCATGCTGGTAAAATATGTTCAGGGAAATCGCTTTGGCGTTGGGTTAAGTATCGTGGCATTAATCCACACCATAAGCACATCCATGTAAGTTTTAAGCCAAATCAAAATGGCGAGAAGTTCGACATCCCACTACTGAAAGGCAATTAATGAAACTATCTAAAAAACACAAAGCAGCAATTAAGTCATATTTGAGAGCTGTGGCAGCTAGTGGAATAACAGTTGCTTTAGCAATCGTGGCTGACATTCATCCAGCCTATGCAACTATGCTTGGTGCAATTGTTGCGCCTATTGCAAAGGCATTAGATCCAAAGTCCGGGAGTGAAGCAGATTATGGCCTTAGCGAAAAATGACACCGAACGAATGGGTCGCATTTGGCGTTGGCGTTTGCAGTATCGCGACCGCTTTATTACTGGGTCTGCGTTGGGTTATTAAGTCTTACCTTTCAGAATTAAAGCCCAACTCAGGGTCATCTATGAAAGATCAATTAAATCGACTTGAAAAGCGTGTCGATGATTTGTTTCTACTAATTAGCAAGTCATAATTTAATTATGGCGAACACACGGAAACAATCTAAACGCAAAAAGGTTAATCGTCGCGTCGTTCGCCAAACTCCTGAACCATTAAGTAAATTAGATCAACATTACATAGCCTTGCATTCTTGCTATAAAGCAGCTAGAAAAGCAGGCTTCACCGCCGAGCACGCCTTTTGGCTTATGACAGAAGGTAAAACATTTCCGAATTGGATCGTAGGTGATGGCGGCATCATCCCAACAATAGATCCAACTGACGACGAGGATGACGATTAAGCGATACTTAGTAATAAGTGATTTGCAAATTCCTTACCACCATGAAACAGCTGTTAAGAATGTTATCAAGCTGGCTCGAAAAGAAAAGTTTGATTCTGTTTTATGTGTTGGTGATGAGATCGATTTTCAAACCATTAGCCGATGGGCTGAAAAAACACCTTTGGCTTATCAGCAAACCCTTGATGATGATAGGACAGCTACTCAAGAGATCCTTTGGGCATTAACTGAGAATGCTAAAGAAGCCCATATTGTTAGATCAAATCACACCGATAGGCTTTACAACACTTTATTAAAAGTGCCGGGCTTAATTAGCCTACCTGAGCTGCAATACTCCAAGTTCATGGACTTTGATTCTTTAGGCATAACCTTTCACAAATCATTCTACGAATTTGAAAAGGGCTGGATCTTGGCTCATGGGGATGAAGGTAACTCAAATCCTAATGCCGGTATAACTGCCCTAAATCTGGCCAGAAAGGCCGGTAAGAGCGTAGTTTGTGGCCACACCCATAAGTTAGGTATGTCAGCCTTTTCTGAGGGCTTAGGAGGCCATTACAGGCCGTTATATGGCATTGAGGTGGGCAACCTTATGAACAAGGCTAAAGCGTCCTATACAAAAGGCTTAGCCAATTGGCAGATGGGGATTGCTATCCTTGAATGGAATGGCAAAAACATGACTCCCACGCTTATTCCAATTAATAAAGATGGCTCATTTACAGCTTTAGGAAAGAGTTATGGGGCGTGAAACCGATTATCGGGATAGGACGATTGATGACCATATCGATGATTTTGAGGATATTAGCGTTATCTAATCGTTATAAACGACACGCCAAAAAACTGTTGCGCTGTCGGTAAATCCCGTCATACTAATCCCAACGCAAACAAATGTTTTGCGGAACGGGAGCAATAATGGAAATTCTAGGCATGTGGTTATTAATTGCCGGAAGCATGGCAGTTGCATGGTGGACAATAAAACACACAAACAATGAAAATTACGAAAACGGGTATTGGTCTGGCCGTCAGGATGGGTGGCGTGCTAGTTTAGAACACCAAGAGCGTGTTAGAAAAATGAAGTTAGATCAGGTTTTTGATTATGACAAAAACTGAGGATCTGTTAAATGAGGTCATTACTACAATCCAAGAGCGTGGAAGTGTCTATGGACACCCATACTACAATCACAAAAGAATCGCAGGATTGTGGAGTGCATATCTTGATTACCCAATCACACCACACCAAGCTGCTTTATGTATGGCGTTGGTCAAGGTTTCTAGGCTTACTGAAACTCCAGATCATTACGACTCAATTAAAGACTTTGTCGCCTATGGTGCTATCTATAGGACAGTCCTCGAAGCAGTCCAAGATCAAGACTTTGAATGGAAGGAATAATGTTTAATTTACAAGATTACGAAACAGTTGAATCAAGATTGGAAAAATGGCATGAAAAATATCCAGACAACAGGATCGAAACTGAACTTATCGAAGCAAACGAAAAGCGGTTTATTGTATTTGCCAAGTTATTCAAAACTGAAGCTGATCAGAAGCCATGCGCAACTGGTCTTGCTTTTGAGATTATTACGGAGAAGGGTGTTAATTCAACTTCTGCATTGGAAAATTGTGAGACTTCAGCGATCGGTCGTGCGCTCGCAAATGCTGGTTTCGCAGCTAAAGGCAAACGCGCTTCAAGAGAGGAAATGGCTAAGGTAAATAATGCCGAGCCAAATCAATACGAAAAGAAATTACAGGAAAGGCGTTACGGAGCGCCCGGCACTAAATCCGCAGCTGTTGAGGATGCTTTAAGAGCGTCATTTGCAGTTGAGAATAAGCAAGATGATCCTCAGACTTGGTCTGTTGCTGAGGTTGTAGATCAAATTGGTGCATCAATACCAAATGAGCCACCATCATGCGAACATGGTCATATTCTCAAGCAAGGCATATCTAAGACAGGCAAGCCATATTACGGATATGTCTGCAAAGGCAAAGTTACCGAGCATGCTAAATGGGCTAAATTAACAGCTAATGGTAAATGGTACTTTGAAGGGGTTGAGTAATGGGATACATCGCTTTTATTAATGGCAAGGGCATGCAGGTAGTCATGGACGACGATGGTGTTCATCTTGAGCAATCAATTATCAAGTGCGAGGTTTGCGATGATGACCGAGTATTTAAAGATGGCACATGTTTCAAATGCCACGAATTGATCAACTATGACAAACCCAGCGAGCTTTAAGTGTAATGGTTGCAAAAGAGCCACAGAGTTTTTGTGGCTTGATGCAATAGACATGCCTGATGGATTTAAGGTTTATCAGTGCATGGATTGTGGATGCGTTGGGGTTAAAAATGTAGTTGAAGCATTAAGCATTCCAGACTCAGACATAAGCAGATGCGATAAGTGTGGATCTTGGCAGTTTAAGGAAATGCCTTGTCATACATGTAATTTGATTGGAGCAAAATAATGCCGACCTATGAATACAGCTGCAAAGAATGTGGAACATTTGGATCAGTCCATAGGACTTACAAAGAGGATGATGGGGGCATGAATTGTCCTAGATGTAAGACTGCTATGGCAAGAGTTTATTCAGCTCCAGGCATTTCATTTAAGGGTGATGGATGGGCTGGTAAGACTAAATGAAAATAGGTTCTTTGTGCACCGGTTATGGTGGTTTAGACATGGCGGTTGAAGCATTCTTTAATGCTGAAATGGTTTGGTGTGCTGAGAATGATAAATACGCATCTAAATTAATTGAACAAAGATTCAATAAGCCTAATTTAGGCGATATTAAACAAATTGATTGGGCTTCATTAGAGCCAATAGATATTCTTACTGCTGGTTATCCATGCCAGCCTTTTAGTAATGCAGGACAACGAAAGGGAAGCGATGACGAAAGACACATATGGCCACATATCATTAAAGCAATTAGCATCTTACGACCAAAATTTATTATCTTGGAAAATGTCAGAGGCCATCTCTCGCTCGGATTCAAGGAAGTTCTTGGCGACCTTGCCCAAAATGGGTATGATGCAAAATGGCGTGTTGTTCGAGCTAGTGATATCGGAGCGCCACATCAAAGAGCAAGATTATTCATTATTGCCTACTCCGATGGCAAGGGATTACAAGGGAGTAGATGGCAGGAAAGAGGGTTTGGAAGCGAGTTTACTACCGACACCAACAGCGATGCATGTGAGAAATCACGACGAACCGATCGAGAAATATCAGCAACGGATCGAGGATTACAATCAAGGCAAGACATTGGGCAAGCCAGGAGCGAGCACAGGTTTAGCCGTTCGATGGAAAGAGAAACAATACCGAATGCGCTGGATCAAGGTAAATTAAACGCTAAGTTTGTAGAATACATGATGGGATTACCAGGTGGATGGGTAACTGATTTAGACTTATCTCGATCTCAACAATTAAAGATGCTTGGTAATGGCGTAGTGCCACAACAGGCTTATTATGCATTGGAGCTATTACATGACTGAAATTGGTTACGATCAAACTTGGAATGAAACAGATGATTTACGCGTCACGACATGCCGTCTGACCTGCGGTTTTGTTAGGTAGGTCTTGACACATATGATACGCTCTAGGACGCATTCGCCCTCAAGGCGAAAAGGCGAGCCGCAACGCGGATTGCTCGCAAGGTGCACGCTAGTTGGGATCGCTCTATTTGTAGCACAAATGAGTAGCCTTGAAAGAGCTGAATCTCAAGTCATTCATAAGACAAACCATTTCAGACAATATGCTTTTATACAGTTGAATAATGTAGATGAATTTCATTGTATTGATAAGTTATATTTTCATGAAAGTAGATGGAATCCAAAAGCAAAGAATGGTAGTCATTACGGAATACCTCAAGGTAGATCTAAGTATCTAAGTAAAGTAAATGGATACAAGCAGGTAGAATGGGGTATTAAATACATCAACAACCGATATGGTTCTGCATGTAAAGCATTACATCATTGGAAGGTTAAGGGTTGGCATTGAGTAGATCAGCATTAAGAGATACTGGATCAACTAGACAATGGCGTAACATAAGAGAGCGAATACTTAGACGCGATCAGTTTATCTGTCAGTATTGTGGTCAAGAAGCTAATACAGTAGATCATGTAATACCTAGACGCTTAGGCGGATTAGATAGTGATGATAATTTAGTTGCAAGTTGTCGTAGATGTAATTTATCGAAGGGTGGGCGTTTTTTTGTGAGC